TAAGTCGCGCGCCATTATACGTACACCCTCGTTAGTACAACCTTCGTAAGCTTCGGATAATCGATTTTTATCGGAGTTCGTTCGACTGTCACGCCTAGTTCATTCGTATAACTGATTACGTCGTCGTCCCGAATGTCCGCTAATTTATCGAACATAAAAGAAGCGCCAGAGACGACTTCCTCACCGAGTTGGTTTTGCACAACGTTGGTTACGATGTCAGCACGGCATTTAAGCGTAAACTCAATCGGTTCGCTGCTAACGTTGCCCCAGTCGTCTTTTGCGCCAGGACGTTTGATCGTCGCCTTGTCTTTCATTGGAATAATCGCCATTATATCGTCGTCCATTTCACGGTACGCGCTTTACTGACGCCTAGCATTTCGTATACTTCGTCGGGAATAAAACCCGCTAAATCTACCGGTGCGCCATTCTTCGAGCCGATACCGTCTTTGAACGTGTAGTTAATGCCAGAAACTCCGAAACTAGCAACGCCTTGCTGCGCCATTTTGTTCGTGTCGTTGAAGATTGCGCCGAGGGCAGCGCCAAACAGGTAATAGGCTTCGTTGGGGATTTCGATATCTTTGAACTTGCGGTCGATTGTGCGCTTGCTGACGTTAAGTAACAGTTGCTTGCGATCGTCTTCCGCGTCGAGGAAATCTTCGTTATCAATTGCGTTAAATTTTATATAGTCGTTGGCTTCCACTAAATTCCACACGTAAAGCACCTCCGGTTAAAGTTATTTCGCGGAGGGTTTGCGTGCTGCTTTCGGCTTGGCCTCCGCGTCTACGCATTTGATATACGTAGGTACTAGCTTATCTAACGCTTCAAGCTCAACTTTGTCGTCGGTTTCATAAACGCCGAAGAAGTCAAACTTAACCGCTTTGTTTTCGTCAATTTGAACTTCGTAAAAAGGCGTCGCTTGATATTTCGCCATTCTGTTTCGCCTCCTTTTCGATACAAAAAGAAAAGGCTACCGAAGTAGCCCGTTATTATGAGATAGTAGGTGATACGCCTTCTAATACTGCGATTTTTTCTTTAGCATTTTTAACTTTTACGCCATACTCGCCGCGGATTTGACGAGCTGCAAAGTCAGCGCCTGCAACGCTAGCGTCCATATCAGATAAGCCACGTCCTTGTAGTGCGTGTAAAGAAAGAATGCTGCGGTCGAATGCAATAACTTTATCTTTAGGCATGTTAACGTCAACAACTAAAGTTACTAAGTTTCCGCCAACCATGTCAGAAACGAAAGTCTCGATACGGTGACCAGTAGTAGTGTCAGCACGTTGAGTTTGAATTGTGCTACCAGCTAATTTAGAAATTTGACGAGCTGCTGCAGTATTACATAAAAGTGTGTTAGCACTTCCGCCGCGCTTGTAAAGTTCTTCTAATGAATCGTTAAGAGCTTTCGCTGAAACTTCTGCGTTGCTAAGATTTTTCTTGAATGAACCTTCGTTATTAGCGAAGTATTGAAGTCCGCCTGTCATTGCCGGTGTTCCTGGCGCACCTGCGATACGACGACCATAAATCAACCAATCGTTAAGCTCACGCGCTGATTCTTTCATACGTAATTCAACTTGGTACTGTAATTCGTTAGTTACGTTGTGTGTATTAACCGCTAGTTGCGTACCAGATACAGAAGCGTAACGCTCAATGATTTGCGTATGGTTGTATTGAGTGTAACGGTCGTGACCTTCGTCTTGACCTACGCCTGCACCTTGTAATTGTGGACGTGCTACGATGCGGATTTCAGCGCCAGCAGCGATAGATGCATTAGCCGTAGTTCCGTCAAATCCACGCACAACAGTAATTGTGTCGCCTGCAACTGCAGTAACTTTCAAGTACTCTTCGCCTACAACAGCGATAGCGTTAACGCGGAATTTAGCTCCGTCGCCTGTGATTAGATCGATAGTTGTAGCCGTATTAGTAGCCACAGCTGTTTTAACATTAGCTAAGTTAGAGTTTAAGTTGTCGCTCATCCATTCGTACTTCGTTTGCGTCAATGCTTCGCCTGACATACCGATTAAGCCTAGTAGTGTCGGTTGGTCGTCGATAATCATTGAGATACCTGATTCTAATGAACGTACCTGATCTTTAAAGTCGTAAGTGTATAACATGTAATATTTCCTCCTAATATTGGTTTTGTGTATTAAAAAAGCCGCCTGATTTTAGGCGACTATTTTCCGATTTTGTTTAATTGATTTGTTAACTGGATTACTTTGAAAATCTCTTTGTTTTTCTTAGCTTCTTCGATCTGAGCTTCTAACGTTTTCGCCTCGTCATTTAACGAGTTATTAGAAGGACCTCCGATTTCTCTTTGCGGCTTCTTTGTTTCCGCGACAAGAAAGCTATTTTGTTCAACGAGTGCAGCCAGTACGTCATCAATTCCGACTACTTTATCGTCTTCGAATTTTACGGAAGATAAGTCCGCAAGTTTTAATGCTGCATCAATTCTGTCTGACGGAATGTTTACGTTTGAAGCCTTTAATAGAAATTCGTTTTTAATTGCTTGGTCACGAAACTTGGCTTGTAACTTCTGCAACTCCGTTTCCGCATTCGTTTTCGCTTCCGTAATCGTTTGTAAATCCGTTTTAAGTAAATCTAGCTCGCCCATTTCAGCGCGTTTACGTTCATCCTCTTGTTGTTTACGTTGATTATAATCGTCAACAAGCGATTTCAATGAATCTACGCTTTCTAATCCGAGTGACTCAAACGTCTGCTTAAACGATTTCAAATCGTCATTTACTTTTTTGAAGCGATCATACGGAATTGTTTTCTCGTCTTGTACTGGCGTTGGTACTTCTTCGGTTTTTGGCGCCTCCGCAGGCGTTGGATCAGCCGGTACTTCTGTCGGTTGTTCTTCCGAGAAAAATTGTAAGTTTAACGGTAATAAAAACGTCTTCTTTGTGCTTTTCATTCGTAATTCCTCCATTATACGAGTTTAACGAGCAACGCCTCGGAAATTTGCGGGCAGTTTAGTGTCTTAACCGACTATTGGACGGTGTTTTATACTCGTTCTGGCCTTCGAATTGGTGATACTGTGTGCCGGCAGTTTGGGTGGAAGATTTCTCGATTCGGTAGACTTCCGATATATGGATAGTCGCCTTCAGCTTCCGGTGTAAGTTTTACGATCTTACCTTCCCATTTACTACAAGCGTCTTTTGCACCGTGTGTTGAAATAACGCCATAGTTAGCTCCACGTTGAACAGCTTCGTTCATGGTCGCCTCTTTGTGCGCTTCCATCATCTTCGTTCGGACTACCATTTCGACGTAATCTTTTAACCTACGTCTGGCTCCCGCTGCATTTATAATCGATGTATCTGCGGCACTGTCTAAGTTTTTACGAATCTCTTTTAAAAGTTCGCCTGTTAACGTAGATGTTCCGTTGACGCCTTTCGTTACGTTAGCACGCATTACTTCTGCGGTAGATTTACGGATAGCTACTATAATTCGCTTTTCCATATTTTGAGTAACCGCTAGTAAGTTATCTTGCGTATCAGCAACTACGGCTTTAACGAGTTCTTTATTAATACGATTAAACTTTACGATATTCGCCGCTTCTTCTACCGTATCGACTACACCAAGCGCAACGATTGCTCGTATGATGCCGTCTTCGGTTGCTTTCGGAATAGCTTCGTTAATCCAGTCGGCGGTATCTCCGTTTAGTTCGCGTAGTATTTCCGTTATAGACTTCATTACGGCCAACGCATTAGCGCGCTGGAAATCCGTAAGGTCAATTCGATAAAGTTCATTGCGGATTTGTTCTAGCGCTTTTACATAAGCGTCAGTCATCTTCGCAACGTCATATTCGTAATTAGGAGGCGGTAACTCTCGCATTACTTAGTCGCCTCCTCCGTTGTAGGTGTGGTTTGATTGAAAATCGTAGAGTCTACGGTACCCATTGCGGCTGTTTCGTCGTCTTCAATACGTTGTATTGTTTCTTTTGCTTTCTCATCGTCTACTTCATCGAGTGATTTAATCGCAGACTGAACGTCTTGAGTCGCTTTTCCGCCCGTACGTAGGCTTGCGATTTCGGCTTCTTCTTTGATGTTACGAGGAATTCCGTCTTTCCAAGCGATAGAAGGATAAACGTCTTGCCACGCGTGGTCGTTTTCTTGCTTATCGAATAAGAAGCAAGCGTAAAGAGCATCACGAATAGCTTTGTCGTAGTGGTTACGGATTCTTTTAACCTTAGACAGAATCGGCATAAAGCGAGCTTTGATTGCGCTAGAATCTGTATGACTCGTACCTGTCCCGCCACTATTGTCGCCTGACATTGTTGTACCGAATAGCCACTGTGGAGTTTCTGACATGATAAATACAGTACTAATTAATAAGTCGAGTTCCTTAAATGCTGCGTCTAACTGCGCTTGCCACGTCATGTAGCCCGGAACAACGTCGTCTTTTGTAACCGGAATATACACGCCACCAAATCTTACGCTGTTACTGTCCGTCCCTTCTAAGTCGGGACCATATGAATTTGGATCACTGTGTTTCCATAAAATGTAATCTATCTGCACCAAACGATCATTAATCGCAGCAAATACGCTTTCTAATTTCTCTAAACCGCCGATACCTTGCCAATCATCATCGACCGCTTTATACGGAACGTGGAATACCGGAATGAATGGTAGCCCTGTCTCAACTAAGTTGGATTCGCGTCCTGTATCGACCTCTTCGCCGATATCAAACGTAGATATTTCCGCAAACCAACTAGTATCAACGCCTGTAGGATGTAATTTAAAACGTTTATAGATGATATATCCTGGAATGTGTCGTTCAACGTTTAAGTATGCGTCTTCACTTTTCTTACGTTCTACCCATTCGACAGTTGCGATATTAATCGCCTTGAATTTCTTTACGTTGCCTTGCGATGTCTCCGGAAAAACGAACGAAGCATTAACGTGTTCAACGATCGGCTCCATTTTAGCGTCTGAAGGAATATCAAAACCTTCCGCCTTTAACGCCGAGTAGTCTTGGCGATATCCATAGCGCGCTTTAATCCATGCGTCGCCGCGATAACCATTCGCCATACAGCTTTCGTGAATCAACTGGACTAAATCGTTTTCTTCTACGTAAGACGTATACGCCTTTTGTTCCTCGGAATCGTCAGGCAAACCGGATTCAAAGCGAGGGCGTTCACCGACTAACATGTCGGCTGGCTTAGTCGATACGATGTCCGCTAGTCCGATTGCGATATAGAGCTTACGTAATTGCTGGCCTTGCGGTGAGTCTTTTAAGATCTCGGCTGCTCTTTCGTACACTTCCCACTGCTTGTTTTGAAAGAGTTTTCGCATTCTTTCGTAGCGTGAGAGTCGTTCGATTGATTTCTCAGGCGGGAACTTTGCGCCAGTTTCAAATAATGCCATGCGTTTGCCTCCTTTCTTTCAATGTTGTTTATTTTAATCATACTTCTTAAGGAATTAAAGTTATTTAGAAAAACGTGTCTAGGACACTTAACTACCTCACGAGTTAGAGCCATGAAGGCTTTTTAGTTACTCTCGCTTTCTTAACGCTCAACGCAGCTGAAAACGCCATGTGAGTAGCATCTGGACCGTCGTCATGATTATGATTCGGGTAAAGTTCAAACATTTCGAGAAGTAGTCTGTGTTCGCGTTTAAACCTCAGAGTACCGTTTTGAATGTCTGGTAGAAGAGATTCAATACGTAACTGTTTTCGCATACGCTGTTTGATTTCTTTTACGCGTGTTTGAGAAGGGTACCCATACTTCCGTAACTCCTCTTTTAGTTTGTGGGCAAACCATTCCTGCGCCTGTTGTGCTTCGACTGCGATTCCGGTGTACTGGAATTTCAGCGTTTTCTCTACAATCGTATTTAAGAGTATATCTGGATGTACTCGCTCGATGAACGAATCTACAACGTAACAAACACCCGTTTCCCTATTTCTTGCAACCGTTATAATAGCGCTGTAATCGCCCTTTTCCTTCCCCATAGCAAAATCTACGCCACAGAAATAGTCAAACGACAACTCTTCGATATCGTTATTCGTAAACATATTGAAATAGCTTGGCTTGAATATTTGCGTACTTTCATCGACTGGATTTCCGAGATACTCTTGGTTGAACTCTCTCGTTCCCATCGATTCGCGCTTTTCCATAAAGAACTTATAGCTGTACATCTGCGGCCATAACACTTCTGCGCCCTTAAGCATTTCTTCTTCATTGTCTTCGTAGAATTTATCCGCTTTTTCTTTCGCATCCTTGTCGTCGGTGTTATATATCTCTCGCCATTTCTCCCATAAATCGTCGCGATCTGCCCATGATAGAATTGCCGGGAACTTACGAGATTCAAAGTCTTTACGCTTAGTGATTACGTGGTTTAGTAGTGAATCGGGTCCTAAAATCGTTCCCATATATACGCAAATACCGCTGAATCCTAACGCTTCTAACATTTCGGAACGGAACCAACGTAAGTTCTTTGCGCGTAGCTCTGGCGTATTTGTGTTATCGTTGCTTTCTAAATCGTCCAGCAAAAAAAGTCCAGGGCGTTCTTGGAGGTGGCGGAGTCCGCGCATTTGCGTCCCCATACCTTTCGCTTCTACCTTTGTTCCGCTTGACGTAATGAATTCGTACTTGTTATCGACTTCATTCATCGATGGCTTCGGATGTAAAAGCTCGCCAAAGTCCTGGCGGATCTTTTCGTTAAACTTTAGATTCTGCTGCGTAAACTTAATAAAGTCGCCAGCTACGTCGGTAGTTTCAGATACTTCGATAATGTACTTCTGATGTCTAAATACGATCTGATGACATAAAAAAGCGTTGCTCAAGTAAGCCGTCTTCGCATGTCGACGTCCTACGGACCAAGCAACGTTTGTATTTGTCTTACCGCGTGTGATGTCGTCTAGTAGACTGCATAGAGTACGATGGAACTTCGCAGCCTCTACGAATGACTGTCCGTTAGGGATTAAGTTAATTTCGTTATCCGGATTCATATCATTCGAAAAGTATTCATAAGTAAATCGGAGCAAGTCGAACTCGCAAGCGTGTATGCGTTCTAACTTAACGAGCTCCCTATCGACGATTTCCCATTGCGTAATATCGTAGTCTTCGATAAGCCCTTCGTCTGCTAACGCTTCATATTCTGCGATGATTTCTTTACGTTCGTCAATTGCTTGCTGACGTTGCTCATACGTAAGCCACTTACCGTTAAGCCAAGCCATTATTCTTCGCCTTCTTCACGTTTCTTGCTACGTTCACGTAATTTCGCAAGTCTTTCTTCGATTGATTGCGCCGAATCGGTTGAGTCCGTTTTAACCTCTTGTTTATCGACTAATAGACCGCCGAACTTGTAGAATAATTCGATACCCTTCATCGATCCTTGACCTTTCAGCATCATATCGAGATGTTTGTTTAACACATCCGGTAAATGCGACATAAACGATGTAGACGCTAGTAAATTCGTGTATTCGATAAAGTTTTGATCGTAGTTTCTCCACGTATATAGCTGGCGTGTAGTGATTCCGGATTTATCAGCGATTTCTTCTAATGTGAGGCGTACTTGATCCGTTTCTTTTGCGTACGCTAACTCTTCCTCGGATAACTGTGACGCTTTCGGTAAGAATTTATTAACCGATAATAACTTCGCTGCAACTAGCTGCTCGCGAGATAGTAACGGTTCTAGTTTTCGTAATCTTCCTTCGCTCATTATGCGACATCCTTTCCGTAGTTTATTTTCGTATACCAATGCGGCGTACTCACCGCCTGTAACATAAAGAAAGCGACGAGTACGAGTTATTTCGTAGCCATCGCTTCGCTTACGTTAGGGTTGACGTTTAAAATTTTGCAAGAAATCGTTCAGGACCAGGTTTGGCGGGTTGGACTAGTGGGGCTTGGGGAGTCGGTCCTGTTTCGAATGAACAATAAAAAAGCCGACGTTGATTACTTCGTCGACTGTTCTTTACGTTTATTTAATTCTTTATATAACAACGCTTTACTTACGTTTGTTTGCTCCGTTATTTCTTTTACTGTGTATTGTTTGCTATCATATAAAGCCAACGCTTGCTTTACCTTCTTCGTATCAGCCTTAGGTCTGCCGCCTTTACGTCCGCGTGCTCTCGCTGATTCTAAGCCTGCTTGCGTACGCTCACGTATCATGTCCCTCTCTAGCTCAGCCATTACGCCTATCATACCGAACATGGCGCGGCCCATCGGTGTAGACGTATCGAGCTGCTCACGTATACTTACTAACTCTACGCCTAACTCGGACAGTCTATCTGCTACTTCGTATAGTTGCTTAGCGCTACGGGCCAGTCTATCGAGTTTATATACGACTAACTTATCGCCTGGTCTTAACGCATCTAGCATACGGTTTAGTTCTATACGATCCCACTTGCCGCCACTTTCCTTCTCGGAATAGATGCGCTCACACCCTGCGCCTTGTAATGCGTCTACTTGTAAATCCAGCGATTGATCCTTCGTGCTAACCCTTGCGTATCCTATAATCATATTAACGCCTCCCGTTTTCGTTTCGTTACCTTAATAGTACACAAAACGTATGAGAATGTCAACGTTAATTTATGAACGAGTTTATAAACGTTATTACGGTGAATAAGCCGCCAATTTAGTCGGTTCATAATTCGTTTATTTAACATTCGTTTTATAGACGATTATTAGACCCGATGTTTTTCGAGGCTGTCTGTCGTGAACGCGCGTGCTGGTATTTCGGAAGTTATTCGCAATACAACCGATAGCCCTATTCCGAGTTTCTACTATTATATAGTCGTACATAACGGCTGACTTCCGAATCGTTTAAGTGCCATTCGTTGTCACCTCCGTTATATTAAACATATTCCTACGAGCATACCTGCAACAAATCCGATAGCTACTCCTAAAAATATCGCCCATGTAATTCGCTCATTTAACGACACATAATCTGGACGGCAATCGTTACACCCTTTAACGACTTCATAACTGCAACACTTACAGACGAAACGAATATCGGTAGTCGTTCCGGTAATTTCGCAATTAGTGGATTCGCATTTGTTACACGTTATTTTAGACGTCATATATTCCGGACTCTCCTTCCGTTTATTAATACGAGTAGGCTGCGTTTCATCACTTAATCAACCGACTACCTTCCGCATTATCCATGCGCTTTACATAACGTTCTAACTCACGTACCTTATCTTCGCTTAACTTATCCGTATCTAATATCGTAAGTCCAAACGTTTTATAAATTAAATGTGACGTATATAATGACGGCTTATATTTCGGTACGTCCTCTGCGATTGCTACTAATCGGTCAAACTGCGCTTTACTTTTAAACGTTACTGAATAACCGCCAAATATCGTATAACCTTCGAGTTCTTTATATTCGCTCATATATTCCGCTCCCTTATTCGTTAGATTAATCGAGTAGATAAACTATCCTTTACCGTATTGAAGCGAGTATCACTAATGGTACTCGGCTACTTCGTTATCATTTAGTCTTTTAATACCTTCGTCTAAGATATATAAGTACTTTATTAACGACGAAACCGACTACGAATGTAGGCGGAATCTTTATTCTTATTAATTTGTTATTATTAATTAGTTCTTATTATAGTATCACTCGTAGTACTTGATTAAGTATCACTAACAGTACTTGATTAAGTATCACTAACAGTACTCGCTTTAGTACGCAAAAGAATACGCCAAGCAACCGAAGTCACTTAGCGTCATCCTTTCGTATAAACAACGGCAGGTACATCTTCTTCGTATGTCCATACCACGGAATCCTCTCCGTTTTAATTAACTCTTCTGCGACAAGTATGTTCGATAACTTGCTGACACGATTGCGGTGAATACCGGTATCTTCTACGATTTGGTCTACGTTAGGATACGCCCACATATACGCATCACCGCCACTCTGTCCGTTAACATAGGCGTGTAAATAACCGTATAGTAGTACGCAATCCCTTGCGGTTTGGCCATCGTATTTGTCTCGTAATTCCGGCAATACCTTACGATAAATATCATGCGGAATAACCGAATAGCCTCCTTCGTCAAGCAATCGCTGTTTCTGTACGGAAGCTTTCTGCGCTAATTCCTTCATCTTTTCATGTCGTTGATCCTTCGTCATTCTACGCATCTCCTTTTAAATTAACGTCGTTTAAAATAAAATAAAAAGCCGCCAGCCTATTCCGGCTTAGTTGCGGCGTAATTGTCTAATAATCCGTTCAGTGCTGGCGTTTGTTTATACTGCCAAAACTGACGCATAGTCTTTTCGTTAAGTCCCGTGCAAATATATTTAGCGCCTTTATCCCGTAAGAAACGGTAAAGGACCGGTGAATAGCAGTAGAAAAACTCATTCGTCGTCTTCATTCGAATCATCTCCTAATAACGTTTTCTGGCGATCTCTTTCTTCTTTGATACTTTCGCAAATATCCGCGATAATCTCTAATTTCGTAGCATACTTCGCTAGAACTTTGGTATCAAAGGCGAATAATTTATATACGCTAACCACTCGAACCTTCCCATCGTAAAGGACTTGGTCGTGTGTCTTATCTCCGACTAAATAAACTAACGTAAGCTTATCGCAAGCATCTTTATACTTGATTATTGATTTCGAAGTAAATGCTGTATACTGCGATATCTTAGCGTCCATCCAATGATTTTCGTTACCTTTTAAGACAAAGTCAGGATAATTTCCGTCCATGTTAGGACTTCTCTTAAACTCTAACCCTACGTCTTTTAACATATCGTTTAATATTTCTTCAAACATGAGTCCTGTTTTAGCCGCCATATTAGCTAGGTTCCTATTTTCGTGATAAAACACATGGCGATTCAAACCTATACTCTCGTAAAAAGCAGCGTAACCACCTTCGAAATCTTTTTTAATAAACTTGTGCAAAGCAGTATGATCTTTAGATAAAGCTATCGGTGAAATATCATCACCAACTGACAATCTTTTGAATATCTCTAATCTTGCTGTTCCTGCATCAAACTTACTCATTCTACTCATCCCCTTTTAATTATCTCGCCAAAAGGCGTACCCGACCGAAAGGCCAGGCGGTTATTAATTTTATAGGGCTTACACTACCGTAGCTAACTAAACGGTCAAATTGTCGGGTTTCTAAGACGCTGAATTTCGCAGCGAGTAAGCCCGTTGGCCATTAAACGAAAGTTAATTGCGCTGTAGGTCGGTTCTCAAGCACGTTATTCCGTCAAAACCTCGTTATCTAATCGTTTATTCGCAATTTCTATATATTCCGATTCAAGCTCGAATCCAATGAAGTCGCGGTTAGTTCTTACAGACGCTATCGCAGTGGTACCGGACCCCATACAGTTATCTAAAACGATTTCACCTTCGTTGGTGTACGTTTTAATAAGGTAAGCGAACAGGTCGACCGGTTTTTGTGTCGGATGCACTTTATCTGCTCTAGAGGCATTAGAAAATTCGAGTATACTCTTAGGGTAGTACTCGTCTGACCACACGCCTTGTTTTGCGTCTTGACTACCGTAGATATTGTCTCGTTTCTTATGACCGCCTTTAATACGTGGTTTCCCTTTCACCATTTGCGGAAAGTAATCGACTTTCTTTTTACCAAAAACAACTACATCTTCATGTACTTTTAACGGTGAATATTTAGCATTCATAATATTAGCTGCTGCTTTTTTATTCCATATCCAAGAATGGCGGAATAACTTTACGTTGCTAGCGACTAATGTACTCGTAAAAGGCTGCGATGCAGTTAACACAATTGCGCCGCTATCTTTTATAATTCTCTCGTACTGTTCCCACAACGGTTCAAAAGGAATAATCACGTCCCATTTACATGCCGTTGTTCCATAAGGTAAATCGCATAGTATCATATCGATACTCTTGTCTGGAATTAACTTCATTCCTTCGATACAATCACGTTGATAAATACGGTTCAATTCCAAAGCACCAATTAGTTTCTTCATTCGGATTCCTCACCTTCGTTAAGCTTGTTTAAAAGCGTTGGATTTTCGTAAACATTACCGACAACCTCAGTGCGTTCTAATTTCCCGTCACTTATTAACGAGTGGTAAGCGTGTGTAGGCGTCGTTGTTCTAACTACGAACGCACACTGTTCCGGAAGCCATTTAACTTCGCCAATACCGAATTCATCTCGCAGAATATCTCCTTCGTAAATCTCTCCGCCATTACTATCGAAAAGCCCTGTAAATTGCATCAAATCCCCTTGCGTTAAGGACGAAAATTCTTCGTCATTTATATCGCCTAAATAAATCATTCGGTTTTTTCCGCTCGACCATCCCGTAGTCCATTGACGAAATTTAAACTCTCGCATCACTGACCGCCTCCTAATTCGCTAATGTGTCGCACAATCACCGGCTGCACTTTCGTAAACTCGCGATACTTGCGCTTACGCTCTAAATTACGGCTTTTCGTATGCTTATTTACTACGAAATGCTCGCGCCCTGT